CCTCGCGGAGAAGAAGAAACGCGATGAGGAACTTGCAACTCTCAAGAGCCAGCTCGAGCAGGTGCAAGCGAAGGAACGCGAGCGCCAGGAGAGTGAACTCAAAGCTAAAGAAGAATGGAAGAAGCTAGTTGAGATCCGCGAGAAGGAACTCTCGGAACTCAAAAAGCAAGTTGAGCAAAAGGATTCGCTCATCGTTACATCCATTAAACGCGGCGCGGTTAAGAGTGCGATCAATGGCATGGTCCCCGATAAGTATCTGGGCCTGATCGACGTGTCGAAGGTTGTAATCAATCCCGAGACTGGCGAGCCGGACCCGGCATCTGTGCAGGAAGTCGCGAGGTCGTTTGAGCAAGAGCACAAACTCCTCATTCTTTCTAAGGATGGAAAGACAGGGCTTCCTCATGAAGCAGCGGCAGGAGCAAAGAAGCTCACTTATCAGGAATGGGTAGCGTTGCCGAACTCTAAAGAAATGAAGGCCCGTCAAAATGAAGTTGACTGGTCCACAGCACCATAAAAGGAATTTAAAAAATGGCTACTACGGATATTAATCAAATCAGCGAACAGGTGCAGAAGAAGTGGGCACCATTGTTCATGAAGGAACTGCGCGAATCCCTTCTCTTGGGCTCGCTCGTGAACAAGGACTATGAAGGCGCGATTGGTCAGGAAGGCGATACGGTTTACGTTTCGCAGATCAATGCTCCTCAAGGTCAACTGAAGACCGTCGGCACCGACGCGGACACGTTCGATAGCTCGCTGCTCTCGACGACTCGTGTTGCTGTGGTTGCTGACAAGCGTGCAGTCGCTGCGTTTGAAATCGCAGACACCGCAATGCTCATGAGCCAATTGAACAGCCAAGAGTCTGCTATCCGCGACTCTCTCGTGTTCGCTGTGGCGCAACAAGTGAACAACTACCTGTACTCCCTCGTTGCTCCTTCGGCTTCTTCTCCTGACCACCAAGTCACTTCCGTGACCGACCTGAATGCTTCGCAGCTCAGCGGCGTGCGCGTTCTCGCGGCACAAGCGAAGTGGATGCGTGAAAAGGGATGGTACGGGTTGATCGACCCAGTTTATATGGGCGATATCATGAACGCACAGACGCTCGTCTCAACAGACTTCGGCGCTTCTGATGCTCCGATCATCGGCGGTCAAGTTGCACTTCCTCGTTTTGGATTCAACCTGCTCGAAGACAACTCGATGAACGCCGACACTGCGCTGTTCTTTCACCCTGACTTCATGCACTTGGTAACGCAGATTCAGCCACGCTTCAAAGTGTCTGACCTGCACTCCAATAAGAAGTTCGGCATGCTCCTGAGCGTTGACATGGTGTTTGGTGCTAAGCTTGGTATCCAGGGATCGCTCAAGCACATCACCGTATCTAACGCTGCATTCGCTCACGTTTGATAGGTAATTAGATGGCAGACGAAATGTTCGATAGTTTGAATCCTAACACCTCCGCACTAGAGTTTCTTATGGGAGACTCTGCTGAGGATTTAAAGAATCAAATCACGAGCATTCGTCTGCCGACTAAAATCATCGCAATTTATGCTGTCGGGTCTAAGCATGTCGCTTGGATTCAGACGACGGCGAGAATCGTTAAGAAAGTAAAAGGAAAGTAAAATGCCAGTAGCAAAAAGTTACAAAGAGCATCGCTCTTGGGGTCCCGAAGTTGAGTATCTCGAATTCGTCTACGACTTCGCTAAAGACGGCGGAGCCATCGGCGCATACGACCTCGTGAAGCTGAAGGACCGCACGGTCATTCGCGCTGCTTACATGGACGTCGAGACCGCTTGCACGTCCGGTGGTTCGGCTACTGTGTCAATCGGACCTAGCACTTCTGTTGCCGCACTCGTTGCAGCTACGGCGGTTGCTTCGTTGACTGCTAACGCTTCGATCGACGGCGCTTCCATCGGTACGACCCTCGCGGTTGCTCCCGATGCGGTGATCGTCCTCGATATCGCAACGGCAGCTCTGACCGCTGGTAAGATCAAGGTACGTTTGGAACTTGCTAAGTTCTAAGCCTGTTTCCTCTCTCTTTCAGGCGTAGATCCCCCGTGGGTGGTGACTGTCCTCCCACTCACGGGGTTTTATTTTGAGGTTTGAATGGCTTTAGATCCGAACATTAACACGCTTGAAAAAGCTAAGTTCGCAGAGACTGGGTCAGGGGAAACTGCTGTTAGAATTGTCGGAGATATATCTAATCCAATCCCAGTAACATCGGGCGGTGTTACAAGTTATGCAAAGCGTGTAGACTCGGTTGGCGAATCAATAATTTATATCGGCGAGGCTGATGTAGGTGAATCAAGCAGTTCTGCGTCTTGGAGAATACAGAGAGTTACTTTTACGGATAGCGCAAACGATGTGACAATCGAATGGGCCGATGGGGTTTCTTCGTTCACAAAAATATGGGACGATAGAGCAGATTATACTTATAGCTAAGGTGGAATATGTCTAAAGGCAACACAACTGAAAATGATGTTCTAGAGTTAATCTTTAAAGCAACGACTCTTTCTTGGAATGGAAACACAAACCTTTACATTTCGCTTCATACCGCAGACCCTGGTGAGGCAGGATCTCAAACTACCTCAGAAGCGACCTATACAAGTTATGCTCGGGTAGCTGTTGCTCGAAGCGGATCGGGATGGACTGTCTCTGGAAACCAAGCATCAAACGCTGCTTTGATTCAATTCCCACAATGCACAGGCGGAAGCTCTGTGGTGACTCATGTCGCTATTGGGACTGCATCCTCTGGAGCCGGTCAGATTCTTTACAAGGGTGTGCTTTCTTCTTCTTTGTCTGTTAGCAACTTGGTTCAACCTCAGTTTGCTATTAGCGCATTAACCATCACCGAGGACTAAGATGCATTGCTCAGAGTGTGGCGCTGAAATGACGACAATTAACCCTCCTTGTGAGTGTGAGGCTCCTATTGTCGCCAACATTCAGGCTACGGCCACTGGTTGCGGCGGGATTAAATGAGCTATACTCTTTCCGAGTTTATAGAAAGAGATGTCGAGCTTGGATATTACGACATCATTTCTTATAGAAAAGTTCACAACCAATCCACATTCTCTAGCAGATGGTTTGATCTTTCTGTAGCTCCAGGAAATCCGGTTCCTGAGTTTTATGCATCTACACCATTAACGGCCACGCCCATTAATCATAAAACCTCGTTCAGGATTAGAGATGCAGACGAAGATACCAGATACATAACGAAAGTTATTTTAACGACATCTTCATCTCAGATATTGCAGGTTAAACTAATTAATCGTATTGCTTTTTGGCCCTTTGTCGATGGTGATGACCCTAGTCTTCAGGTTTTTAATAATGATTTTAAAGCAGAACTTGATAACTATCCCAACACTCAAGTCTATTTAGTTGCTCAATCAGCCATCTCAGGAAACGTAAAAGCAACTATTAATTACACAGATAGACTATCTAATACTTACTCTTCATCTCAACAGATTAACGACGGCTCACAATATGGGCAGCTCTGCTTTGGGAGTATTTCTGGTGGGGTCGTGTCTAACGGACCATTTTTAAATTTAGATGGAAATGATAAATTTGGACCAGCGTTTTTAGAATCGGTTCAATTTTCTAGTGGTCTTCCTGGGGGCATTTTGTGTTTTGTTCTGTGCCAGGTTTTAGCTGAGTTTGAATTGCAAACCAACAACTCACCGGTAGAGGTTGACTTCATTAAAGATCAGGCCAGGTTAATTAAACTTCCAAAAGGTGCGCAGCCTAGTTTTTTAGTTCATGCTACTGGCAGTTTAAGTTCTGCGGTTATTACCGGAACAATCGAAAGCTGGTTTATATAATGGTAAAGCTTAACGACGTATCAATTTCAAATATTACACGAGAAGACATTCAATTTCCGGTCACTGTTTCATTGCCAAACTTTGAGCGCGCTGTAATTCATGACATTGAAACACTAAATCAATTGATTTTGATTCTAGAAGAATTCAAACAACTACACGAGGCCGACAATGGGATTTAATTCACAAGATGATTTCATTTCAGAAGTTTCTAACGGTAAGTTTTGGCGAAGTGACTGGAATAAGATTACCGGAGGAACAGCTTACGCCGCCGGTCGTTGGTATGATTTGAGTTTATTAAACGGAACACCGATTGCCAATTCGTTCACCGGAACTGCGCTTAACTCTCAGGTCCCTACCGAAGCGAGCGGTTTTAGTTTATATCATGGCGGTAACGTATCTCCAGACACTAAACACCTAACCAATATTGGCGCATTTACTGCTGTGTCCACGGGTGTTCCTGCGGTTTTGATGCTGGTCGATATGTTGCTTTATTACCCTGGCATCTCGATGAACTCGTCATCAGCTCAAACACTTACAACTGGAACAGCGCTTACTAGGTACACGACCGGCGCAGGTGTTAGGGCTTTTTTAACTGTAACAACTGCCACTGGTGCCACTGGTCACAACGTCTCAATTAGTTATACCGATCAAGGCGGTAACTCTGGAGCATCCATGCCAGTGACTGTCGCATGTACGGCATCGGCAATTGCTGGTCACATTACGCACTCAGGAACTGCGGCTAACAACTATGGACCGTTTTTGCCTTTAGCTTCTGGTGACACTGGTATCAGATCAGTTCAAAGCATCACAATTTCCGCAGCTTCAGGAGCTGGTGCGGCAGCGTTAGTACTTTGTAGACCGCTTGCAACGCTTCCACTTACTACCGCATCGGTAGCTGGTGAGCGGGATCTTATGAATCAACTCCCATCTCTTCCGAGGGTGTTTGATGGAGCTTGTTTGACGTGGTTGTTATTTACTGGAGCAGCTGTCGGTGCTTCAAGTAACTTTTACGGGTATTGTGATTTTAGTTACGGTTGATTATGGCGCTTATTGGGAATAAAAATCTTTTTTACAAGATTCCGATAAAATACATAGGCGGAAATAACCTTTCCAGTCAGCGATCGAATTGGAACACACAAGGACAGTCTAGAAACTACTTTGCAAGTGATGCCAGTATCTCAGCAAGAGAAGGCATCCCATCAGGCAGTAGACCGCCTCAATGTTGGGTAATTCCAATCAAAGAGGGGTCGATAAGATCAAGGACGATTAATTCTTCCTCAGGATTTGGAATAAATGGTGCGCTAGGGAGAAACTTAGATTCTTCTATTGCCGGTCAAGGTGCATTTAATCCGGGTGATCTCAGCGCTCTTGTTGATATTGTAGCCTCTCTTTCTGCATCTGGTTCTGTAAGCAATGCCACTCTAGAGCTGCTTGTCTCAATTCAATCAAGCATCAGTGCATCGGGTTCTTTTAGTGGGGACATTAGTGGTGCGGTTGTTTCTGAGATTGTTTCCGCGATTTCTGCTTCTGCTAGCTTTAGTAACGCAGATGTTTCAGCGATTAAGGGAGCACTAGCAAATCTTGCTGGCACTGGGACAATTACTCAATCCGATGCCAATGCTTTAGGAATTATTGCGGCAAATATCACTCCATTTACAGAACTATCTCCTAAAAACCTAGCGATTGCGGTGTGGGACGAGCCTACTTCTGACCATCAAATAGATGGCACCTTTGGTAAGTTTGTGCAGAAGCTTTTAACAGTAGCTAAATTTTTGGGGCTTAAATAATGCTAATCAATAGCCGAGTCATTTTAAATAAAAACGGTGTCCTAACTGATCTCAGTCTCCGGTTGTCTGATTATAACAGCAACACTGCAGTGATTCACATTGATACAGGCACAGATTTTTTGTACGTGGGCTCTGATCTTCCTTTCAACCATAGATATTTTATGGTCTCGGTTGAGAATAACTTAGCAGCAACCATTTCTATTGACCTATGGAGTGGTGACGGTTGGACCCCAGCTATTGATATTTTAGACGACACAATTAATAACAATCATCCTCTTGGAAAAAGTGGGATTATTTCATGGAGTCCAGATCCTGATAAATCGTCTTGGAGTTACGACGACACAAATGAAATGCCAAACTCCGGGCTTCAAACATTAAATATTCAGGGGCTTTATTGGGCGCGACTTAAATGGTCCAATGACTTGCGTCCATCAACGGCTCTTCAATATATTGGTCATAAGTTCTCAACTGACGATGACCTCTATGTAGAGTATCCAGAATTCTCTGTTACTAATTTTAAGACGGCTTTCAAGGCAGGTAAAACTACCTGGGAGGAGCAGTCTCTTGCTGCTGCTGAGTATGTGATTCAAGAGTTACGCACGATGAACCTTGCTCGTAGTGCTGACCAGATTCTTGATTGGAAGTTATTTCAAAAAGCTTCTGTGCATCGTACGGCTTCAGTAATCTTTAAAGCGTTCGGGGATGATTACTCAGACAACCTCGTTCAGTCTCTCAGAGACTTTAAAGACGCGATTCAAATTAAGTACTACAACCTAGACACTAACCGAGACGCCACTCTCACTGAACAAGAGAAGGTCGCCACCACGGTGTTCGTTACGCGATGAGTAACTTCTCGGATCTCTACGATGCGATTGTGACTAGGATCGGGGTGGTACTCCCGTCACACACTCGTATCGTTAACCCCTACAACGTGGAGCAGAACCCTGAGGGGTTGATCCGCCAGGGCTGGGGGATTGCCTTGGGGAGTGGGACGAACACTAACCGTGAGCTCTCCTGCCGCATCTCCATTGGGAGAGATTTCGAGATCGTCCTATCGAGGAAGTTCTACGCTAAGGAGTCCGACGTAGAGGCTAAGGCTTCCGTCGAAAAGGAACTCTTCGAGGACCTGATTTTATTGATTAGAGATTTTTGCGATAACACCGCCTTGCCGGGCGCTCTCGGAGTAGTAAACTTCACTTCAGACGGTGGTGTTGAGCAAGTGTTCGGGGAGAAGGATAACTTCCTCGTTTTAAGAGCCACATTCTCAGTAGAACACCTCGAAACAATCTAGGAGATAACGCACATGGCCGAGAGTACACGCAAGACACGAGTCGCGATCGTTGAAGAGACCACCGAAGGGACGTTGAAGGCTCCTAGCGCGGCTGGGGAATACGTCGCCGTACAAGACGGCCTGACCCTCACCCCTGCTTTCGAGACGCTCGAGAACGCCGAGTTCAAGGCTTCTATCGCAGCATCTAAGACGATCCTCGGACTCGAGTCCCCTGAGGCGTCCCTCTCCCACTACTGCTACCACTCGGGTACGGAAGGCACGGAGCCAGAGATCGACCTCCTCATGAAGGGCGTCATGGGCGATAAGTCGGTGGCCTCTACGCAATACAACACCGTCGCTGCTTCCACCGCAGGCACCGCATTGGCTGCCGCCGTCGTTAAAGTCGACACGGGCGAAGGTGCTACGTTCGAGCGCGGTGAGGCACTCCTCATCAAAGACTCGTCTAACGGCTACTCGATCCGCCCTATTGAATCCATTTCGGGTAACGACCTGACCTTGGGCTTTAACCTTCCAGGCGCTCCTGGGACCGGTGTAGACCTCGGACGCGCGGTTCTGTACAAGCCTTCCGACGACGGTCACCCCACCCTCTCCATTTGGGACTACCGTGGAAATGGTGCCGTGGTTCAAGCCATGGCCGGTGCTCGCGTTTCTGAGATGACGTTTGAGGCTTCAGCCGGTGAGCTCATCAACATGAGCTTCTCGATGAACGGCTCCTCGTTCTTCTGGGACCCGATTGAAATTACCTCGGCTGACCGCTTCATTGACTTCACTGATGACGACGGCACGTTCGCCGCTTCTATCCCCGCTAAGTTCTACCGCGACCCACATGAACTGGCGACTGCTCTTCAAGACGCGATGAACAACACGGCGTCGACGGAAGTCTACACGGTCACTTATTCAGACAGCACGGGTAAGTTCAACATCAAGTGCACTGGCACGGTTCTTTCGCTCCTCTGGAATACTGGCGTAAACGCTGCGAATACCATCGGCGATAAGATCGGGTTCCTCACTGCGGCAAACGACACTGGAACAGCGGCGACGACGGGTTATACCTCGGACAACGCTCAGACGCTGACCTCTCCTCAGACTCCCGCTCTGGATGGTCAAGACCCGATCGCAGCTAAGAACCACGACGTGTACCTCGGAGACTTCGCGGACAACGTCTGCTTCCATCCTTCGTCGGTATCGATGACCGTCTCTAACGAGATCGTGGATGTGCCTTCGATCTGCCAAGAGTCTGGGATCAAGGAAAAGGTCATCAACTCCCGCTCTGTATCGGTTGAGCTCCAAGCGACTCTCGATCCATACGAAGCCGAGAAGTTCCGCCGCTTCCGTAACAACGAAGAGACCCGCTTCATGTATGCCGGTGGTGTTAAGTCCGGTGGGAACTGGGTCGCTGGTAAGTGCTTCTGTGTGTACATTCCGAAGTGCACGATCTCCTCTATCGAAGTGATCGACGCCGACGGAGTGGTCGCACTCACCATGACACTGAGCGGTTACACTTCCTCTGGTGAGGGTGAAGTTTTCTTCAACTTCGTGTAGCGTCTTTGGTCATGAAGACCAAAAAATACACAATTGAAGACGAGCACTTTTCTGGATTCGTAGAAACCAAACTCCTCTCGTATCCCGAGAGGCTTCGGCTCTTGGCGAAGATTCGGGTGATCATGTCCGACGCTAATAGCTCCGATAGCTTCGAGGCTATGGCGCGTCAAGTCGAGGTGATGCTGGAGAACGTGACGGGTTGTGAGATTACACACAAGGCCACGGGTCAGGTGTTTAAGGATCTCTCAGAGCTTGGATTCTACAACGAGGGGTCGGTGCTAATCAGTAATCTCTCGGCGGAATTCCTTAAGGGGGAGACGCTGGGAAAGTCTCAAGGGACGCCCTAAAGCAGCAGGTTAAGTGGGCGTATCTCGGGACGGATGGGATGAATGAAACCTATCCATACCTCGAGGCGTACATGGCTCATAAGAGCCTTAAAGATTTAGGGTTCACGTTTCAGGGTGAGAGTCTGGATGACTTGAGCAGTGAGGCGTTTATACTAATCGAGAGCGAGATCAAACGGCTAGAGAAT